GGTATACCTGATGCTGGTCTTACTACTATGCCTCAAGCTATGCCTGACGAGTATAAAAACGACGACCCAGTAAAAGCTTACCGTGATTACGTAGTAAATGAAAAAACTTACGCTCAGTGGAATAAAATACCTACTAGGCAACCTGACTGGTGGCAATGTGCGTCCTAGTAGTGCTAAAGCTAAAGGACGTAAACTACAGCAGTGGTTTACTAATAAAATGGTAGAGATACTAGGTTTAGACGCAGAGGACTTAGAAAGTAGACCTATGGGTAGCCAAGGCGAAGATATTATTATGGGTAAGCAGTCAAGAAATAAGTTTCCCTACTCTATAGAGTGTAAAAATCAAGAGGCTGTTAATTTATGGAAAGCTTACGCACAAGCTGAAGAAAACTGTAAAGGTTATGAGCCGTTAGTAGTATTAAAACGTAACAGAAGTAAACCGTTAGTTTTAGTAGACGCTGAATATTTTATAAGTATACATAAGGAAAATAATGACAACCGAAATTAATTTAAAAAGAGTACAAGACTTTAACGCTTTTATGATAGAGCGTCATAATATGTTTATTAAAAAAGAAATAAATAATGAGCCTTATCCCTGGAGTGAAGACTCTATACTTACTGAATATAGTTTTTGTAACGTGTACCGTGAATTAGATAGGGTAACTATATGGATACGAGAAAACTGGAGAGAGCCATACGCTGACCACCCTAATTTACCTTTTGCTATGGCGGTAGCTAGGCAAATAAACTGGCCAGACACTTTAGAAGAAATAGGTTTCCCTGACCAGTGGCGACCCTCTAACGTAAAAAATATAATGCAAGACCGCATGGCTAGAAAAGAAAAAGTATATACGGGTGCCTATATGTTAACTGGTACGTTAGGCGGAACTAAAGTAGAACAAACCGTTGACAAAATACTTACTCCGCTATATGCTAACTTCCCGTGTGATTTTAGTAGTTTAGAAAATTGCTGGAAAAGTTTTTTACCTTATGCTGGGTTTAGTGATTTTATGTCTTATGAAGTAGTAACTGATTTACGTCATACTAAGTGGCTAGAAAAAGCTTCTGATATTATGACTTGGGCTAATCCTGGACCAGGAGCTATGAGGGGGTTGAATAGAATATTCGGTAGACCGTTAGACAGTAAGCAAAAGAAACCTTTATTTATACAGGAAATGAGAGATTTACTAGCGTTATTAAATAGTGAGCCATTACCTTTAGAAATGAGAGATATAGAGCATTGTTTATGCGAGTTTGATAAATATGAGAGGGCACGGTTAGGTCAAGGTAGACCACGTGCTAAATATAAACCACGTGAATATGAGGAGGACATACTATAATGATTATTTATATTCCAACTAGAGGCAGGGCAAACAACCAAGTTACCTTGTCATTTTTCCCAGAAGATATGCGTAAAGACGTAGTATTAGTTATAGATGAAGATGAAAAACATTTATACGAAAATAAATATGATTGTAAATACATGGTCATACCAGAAGAAATAAAAGGTATAGCTAAAAAACGTCAATACATACATAAACATACCGAAGATAAAAAGATAGTGATGTTAGATGATGATTTACGTTTTTATATACGTAAATCACCTACTGACTGGCATTTAAGATATTTAGAACCAGAAGAGTATAAAGCTTTATTTGGTTTACTTGATAAGTGGTTAGATGATTATGCCCACGTAGGTGTAAGTGCTAGAGAAGGCAATAATAGAGTAGAGCATTTAGCTGTAGAAAATACAAGATACATGAGGGTATTAGGTTATAACTTGGGTATGTTTGATAACGTTGAGTTAGGCAGAGTAGACGTTATGGAAGATTTTGATATTAACTTACAATTATTGCGTCAAGGTAAACCTAGTAAGATCAGTTATTATTACGCACAAGGGCAAAAAAGTTCTAACGCAGAGGGCGGATGCAGTGAGTGGCGTACTATAGATGTACATAATGCAGGGGCAGAAAAACTACATAGTTTACACCCAGATTTTGTCAAAATAGTAGAAAAAGAAACTAAAACAGCTTGGAATGGTTTGCCACGTAAAGACGTAAACGTACAATGGAAAAGAGCTTATAACAGCGGAGTTAATAAACAACAAGGGGGATTATTTTAATGGACGTTATTAATTGTAGAAATGTAAATGATGGTTTTATAAGAGCTATGGATATGCTTTCGTTTGACCAGCAAGATTTAAGAGAAAGTAGAGGGGGTCAAGTAGTAGAACACGAAGTACCTGTAGCTACGGTATTTAATAAACCTTGGGAAAGAGTTTTATTTGAAGAAGTAAGAGACGCTAACCCATTTTTTCATTTTATGGAAGGTTTATGGATGTTGGCTGGTCGTAATGATTTAGCTTTTGTTCAGCAATATAATCAACGTATGTCTGAATATAGTGATGACGGTATTAATTTACATGGTGCTTACGGACACAGATGGATAAACCATTTTAATGCTAATCAGATAAACGTAATAATTAAAAGGCTAAATAAAAACCCTAACGATAGAAGATGTGTACTACAGATGTGGGATGCTAATACTGACCTTGACCGTGCTGGAGTTGATGTACCTTGTAATACATGTATATATTTTAAGATACGTAATAACGAGTTATTGATGACCGTAAGTAATAGGTCTAACGATGTAATATGGGGTACTTTCGGGGCTAATATAGTACATATGTCTATGCTTCATGAGTACATGGCTAGTGCGTTAGATGTTAGTATCGGGGCGTATACTCAGGTAAGTGATAGTTTTCATGCGTATACTAAAGTATTTGAAGAAATGCATTCTAGGCTTGAAGAAGCTGATGTATTTGACTATTACTCAATGAAGCATTTTGAAAACCCGTATGAAAATAGAGGTATTAATTACTACCCTATGGTAAACCAGACTAGTATGGAAGAATGGAATAAAGATTTACATAAATTTTTAGAACGTAAACCTTTTGAAGATATGGAGTTTGAAGATATATTTTTTAGTCACGTAGCCGTACCTTTACAGGATGCTTGGTTTTTACATAAGCAGGGTGAAACTGATGACGCTATGTCTGAAGTACAGAACTGTATAGCTACAGACTGGGCAACCGCAGGGTTTGATTGGTTGTTAAGGAGGGCTAAGTGAGTGGTAAGATATATCAGTGGTCATACAGTAGACTTAGTACTTTTGAAAAATGTCCTAAAAAAGCACACTTCGCTTATGTTAGAAAAATTAAAGAGCCTGGAAATAAGGCTATGGATAGAGGTAAAGATATACACACTATGTGTGAGGACTATATAAGAGGTAGGTATGAAGAGATACCTAAAGAACTAGCAGACTTTGAAGAAGCTTTTGACGTACTAAAAGAACTGCACCTTAAAAGTTATGTTACCTGTGAGGGTGACTGGGCTTTTGATATAGACTGGAAACCTGCACCATGGTTTGGTGATACTACGTGGGGTAGGGCTAAAGTAGATGCATTTGTACATATAGACGGCACAGATACAGCTAGAGTTATAGATTTTAAAACAGGTAGGTATGACGGTAATCAAGAAGTACACAGAGAACAATGTGAGTTATATGGTGCGGTTGTGTTAGAACGTATGCCTGAAATAAAAACTATTACTACTGAACTGTGGTATTTAGACCATGGTAAGATAGACAGATATGAATATAGTGCTGATAATATAGTACACAAACAAAAGAAATTAAATGACCGAGCAATAATTATGACTACGGCTACTGAGTTTCCAGCTAAGCCTAGTACTTTCGGTTGTAAGTGGTGTTATTTTGGTAAGGAGAAAATGTGTGATGACAGGTATGAATGATTTATTTAATATGATACGTGGTGGGGCTATAAAACGTTACCACACCTTAGAAACTATAGGTGAGCAATCAGTAGCTTCTCACTCGTGGGGCGTGGCTATGATACTACAGTATTTAGAACCTGACGTAAGTAAGGAAGCCATACTAAGAGCCTTAACCCATGACGTAGCAGAACTATTTACTGGAGATATACCCGCCCCTGTTAAGTGGGCTAACCCAGATTTAGTAGAAGTATTAAAAAGAATAGAAGATAAATACGAGAGCGATATAGGTATAGGCTTTAAGTTAAGCCCAGAAGAAACCGCTTTAGGTAAGCAGGCAGACATGTTTGAGTTATTAGTTTTTTGTGTACGCCAAAGGCGTTTAGGCAATACTAATATGAATGAAGTTTTTAGCAACGGTGTTGAATATTTAGCATCAATTAATTTGAATAAACGGGGTAAGGCGTTGCTAGGTTACCTCACCAAAATATATGGAGGTATATAGTGGACGGTAGTAATTTTGATATTATACAAGACTTAGCTAACTTAGACGTAGCTAAACTTAGAGAAGCTCAGGTGAGCTATGGCGATAGTTGGCGTAATAGGGGTGGCGTAGGTGCCTTTATGATGTTAGCCCGTAAGTGGGATAGGATAGAGAATCAAGTAACTAAAGAGGGTTACGATATATTTAAGACTATTAATAACGACCCCAGTAGTACAGGTATATTAGATGATATACGAGACTTACGTAGATATTTATTACTAGTAGAGGGTTATGTTACTGATAACTGGCCAGAGGAACATAATAATGATTAAGGGTATAACTTTTAGTGCGTTTGATTTATTTCATGCAGGGCATGTGAGTATGTTATCTGAGGCTAAACAAGAATGTGATTATTTGATAGCCTGTATACACGCCGACCCTAGTAAAGAAAACTCAAATAAAAATAAACCCATACAAAGTTTATTAGAACGTCAAATACAGGTAAACGGTTGCCGTTATGTAGATGAAACTTTAGTGTACGAAAACGAAGAAGACCTACGTAATATATTAAGGACTGTGCCTTGGGACGTAAGAATAATAGGTGAAGAATATATGAATAAACACTTTACAGGTAAAAAAGAATTTAACATACCTAGTAAAAAAGTTTACTACAATTACAGACAACACACGTTTAGTAGTAGTGAGTTAAGAGATAGAATTATATGCAAAGACAAGTGAGTTTATTTACGCCTGAGGTGGACTGGACTCCTCCCTCTAGCCTACCAGACCTGAGTGGATACAGTGAGGTAGCTATTGACTTAGAGACATACGACCCACTATTAATGTCTCATGGTCCATCTTGGGCATTCCCAGACGCTGGGTACATAACTGGTATAGGTATAGCGACTAAAGACTTTAGTTTATATTTTCCTATACAGCATGAGGGCGGGGGTAATTTAGATAAAGGTTTAGTACTAAGGTGGCTAACTAAACAAATGACTTATAAAAACGATAAAATATTTCACAACTCTTTATATGATGTGGGTTGGCTAAAACGCTACGGTATAAAAGTACATGGTAAAATACAAGACACTATGTTCGCAGCCCCATTAATAGATGAGAATCAATATAGTTACTCACTAAATAACTTAGGTGAAAAATATTGTGGAGAAACTAAAGATGAAACCTTACTTATTGAAGCAGCAGAAGCATATGGGTTAAACCCTAAAAGTGAGATGTATAAACTGCCTGCTAAGTATGTTGGTCCGTACGGTGAGCAAGACGCAGAACTAACTTTAAAATTGTGGCAGGTATTTAAAGAATTAATTAAACTAGAAAACGTAGGCAAGATATACGAACTTGAAACTTCACTAATACCCATACTATTAGACATGAGATATAAAGGCGTACCCGTTGATCTTGATGTAGCAGAACAAGTAAGTAAAAAATTAAAGACAGAAGAAAACCAGATATTAAACGCTATCAATAAAGAGTTCGGTATGAAACCAGACTTATGGGCAGCACAGTCAGTAGCTACGGTATTTGATAGAGCAGGGCTAAGTTACCCACGTACACCTAAAACTAACGCTCCGTCTTTTTCTGGTGATTGGTTAGAAAGTCATGACCATAAATTAGCTAATAATATAGTAAGAGCACGTAAGCTAAATAAAGCTAGAACTACGTTTATAGATAAAATGATACTAGAACATAACGTAAACGGTAGAATACACGGGGAACTTCACCCGTTACGTAGTGACCGTGGAGGTACAGTAACAGGTAGGTTTAGCAGTAGTAACCCTAACCTACAACAAGTACCAGCCCGTAACGAAGACATAGGTCCACTTATACGTAGTATCTTTGTACCTGAAAAAGACCACCACTGGGGTGTGTTTGATTATTCTCAACAAGAACCTAGACTTACTGTGCATTACGCTTCCTCTACAGAACAAGAAGGTGCAGAAGATGCCGTAGATGCCTACCGCAATAAAGACGCAGACTTTCATCAAGTAGTAGCAGATATGGCTAACATAAGCCGTAAAGAAGCCAAGATTATTAATTTAGGTTTGAGCTACGGTATGGGTAAAGAAAAGTTAGTAAAACAATTAGATTTATCTATGCAAGAAGCAGAAGTATTATTTGACACATATCATAAAAGAGTACCTTTTATCAAAGGGTTACGAGATCAATGTGCTAGGATAGGTGCTAACCGTGGATATATAACTACTATAGCTGGGCGTAAATGTAGGTTTAATTTATATGAACCTATGAAAGAAAGAAACATTCCGTACCCTTACGAAAAAGCAGTTACTGAATACGGTAGTCAAGTTAAAAGAGCATACACGTATAAAGCTATGAATAGACTTATACAAGGTTCAGCAGCAGACATGACTAAACAAGCTATGGTTGAACTATATAACGAAGGTATATTACCACATACCCAAGTACACGACGAGTTAGATATATCAGTTACTGACCCTGACCAATGTGAACTTATTATGAAGATTATGTCAGAATGCACACCTTTACGTGTTCCCAATAAAGTTGATGCAGAGATAGGTAAAAATTGGGGACAAGCAACAGTTTATTATAAGGAGTATTTTAATGAGTAAACGCACAGAAAAAGATGACATGTATCTTACCATTTATAAAAGTTATTGGAAAGACAACATGACTCTAGAAGAGATAGGTATTAAACACGGAGTCACTAAGGCACGGGTATGGCAAATAGTCAGGTTTAGTCAATTAGGCGAAGGTGATTATTACACAGGTTATAAAGCTTACATGAATAAAAAGTCACAGATAGACAGTACACCTGATTTAACAACTAAACAAAGAAGCACTAAATTAAGAGCGTGGTTAAATAACCAAGATATACGCCTTATAAAAGGTAAGTACGACTCTTCAACCGTTAGTTAATTATCTTTTAGATTATCCTTTTAATCACTAGTGAGCTAAACTAAAGTAAGGGTAGTTAGCTAATGACGGCTAACGTAACAACCTTTAAGGAGGTAAATTATGGCAGCAGCCGTAGAAACAATGGCTTATGCAGGGGAAGTACCTTGGCATGGGCTAGGCGTTAAAGTTGATAATAACTTAACACCTGAAGAAATGTTAGTTGAAGCTGGACTTGATTGGACAGTTAGTAAGCGTGAAATATTTACATATGATAACGCTGACCCAGATAAGTCTAACGACTTAATTATGGCACCTAACCATTCACTATTAGTACGTGATAGTGATAATACAGTCTTTGGACCATGTGGACCAAAGTTTATACCAACCCAAAACCGTGACGCATTTACGTTTTTCAAAAAGTTTACCGACGCAGGTAATATGACTATGGAAACTGCAGGTTCGTTAAAAGACGGTCGTCAAATATGGGGTTTAGCTAAAGTTGATGAAAGCTTTACCTTACCAGGAGACGACAGGGTATTAGGTAACTTGCTTGTGTCAGTTAGTCACGAGTGGGGTAAGTCTAATGAAATTAGGTTTACGCCTATAAGAGTAGTATGTAACAATACGTTAAGTATGGCTTTAGCTGATAAAACTCAGCCACATTTTAAAATGGCACATACTAAAGCGTTTGATGCAGACCTTATAGTAACTGCAGAGCAGGCACTAGGTTTAGCAAGTAATCGTATGAAAGAGTACAAAGAAGCAGCAGAGTTTTTATGCAGTAAAAAGTATAATAAAGATACTGTGGTTTCTTATATAGCTGACTTAATGCAACCTAAACTAGCTATGCAACAAAGGTTGCTAGAGCAAAGTAAAACTGAAAAAACATACTTAGCCCGTGCTACTATGTTAGATGAGTTTCAGCGTGCACCTAGTAAGGTATATGAGGCGTTAGAATTACAACCAGGAGCCAACTTAAAAAGTAGTGCTGGTACTTGGTGGGGTGCTATGAATGCTGTAACTTTTGTCGTTGACCATAAGTGGGGACACGACCGTGACGCAGCAATGCATAACGCTTGGTTCGGGGCTAGGGCTAGTCTTAAAACTAGGGCTATGACTCAAGCTATTGACTATGCTAAGGCAGCATAATGACTAACGAAGTTAGTTTTGTTTACTTCCTACCTGACTCTCCAAGTCGGGTAGTGAAGTTTTATATGAGTGAGATGCATAAAGTAAGAGGCGGTGGTATAGCTATAGGCGACCCTGATATTATGGCACCAGCCTTACCAATACAACAAGCTGAAAAGTGGTATGAAATACACACAGGTAAAAAGAAAACATTTAAGGACGTTAAAACTGGTCAAAGAACTTTATATAACGTGCTTATGAAAAAAGCGGTAAAAATGCAGGAGGAAGATATGTCTAATAAATACAGACAAGTACCGAAGATTGATATACCTAAACCTAATAACTATTGTAAGACTGTACGTGGTCGTGATCCTTACGACACTAGTCAAATACTTACTAGAACTGATAAAATGCCAATGAGTCAGAATAATAAAGATAGACTAGAAAACTACTGGATTCATTATGATTTATACACTGAAAAAACTCCAACTATACAGGAAGTTTTAGATAAGGGCATACTGAATCTTAACGATATAAAGTACGATATTAAGCTAGGGTATATAACTAAAACATCTAAGGTTACGGGCTAATATAAGCCGTTTTAAGCGTTTGAATAGGTTAATAGGTTATATAGCCTTACTTACTAATTCATACGCTTAAAAACCTTTAAATTAATTACTGATTATCCTTTACTGATTAATATTCAGTAGTTATTATATTAATAATATATAAATATGGAGTTAATATATGGAAAATCAGGAAACAGTATGGGTTATAAGCTACGGTTCTACTTCATTAGATAACAGAAGTGAAGTTATATGTTATGACGAAGATTCTGTAGAAGCAGCATGCATGAATATGGATGACAGGTATAACCCTGAAACTATATACGTATTCACTAGACCACACACTAGCGATACAAACGGGTATTTCTGGAAAGGGGGGCATTTACTAGTCAATGGAAAATGATACTCAAATACCGATACCTAGTAGGTCAGAAACTGCACCTCAAGTTTATCACTTTTATAAACTAGACGTAGGTGACCACATGGATATAAAAGCCGAAGACCCAGAAAATTTAAAAAGGGTGCGTGGTGCTGCTAGTATATACGGTAAACGCAATGATAAATCTTTTGTTACGCGTAGCGTGTTTCATGAAGGTAGAAAAATACTAAGGTTATGGAGAACGAGGTAGTATCATATTTACGTTGTGCCTGTCCAGGTTGTGAAAAACCTTTATCAGGACAAAGAACTAAATATTGTAGCCAGAAGTGTCAAGAAAAAATGTCTAGTATTTTACGGTCAAAAGAATGTAAAGGTGTTTATAAATTATTAGATGGGTGGGCAGGTGGACCACGTGGATTAATAAGCGAAAGTTCAATTAAGAAAAACGAAAGTTTTGTAGGTGGTCAAGATCGATTTGTTGTTGACGACTATCCCGTTGACCCTGATATATTCGCTATAGCTGAAGCTAACCATGAAAAATATATTCTCGATAGAAATGAATATGAAGCTAGGGTAGTTATTGACGGTTTAGATATATTTGTAAAAGAATATAATAAAAATCATAAGAAAAGTTACGCTAATGTACAATCAATAAAAAATGAGGCTAAATTAACAGAAGACCAAAGAGTAGGCAGGAAGGCTAGGTCAAGAGAATACTATGCTAAAAACAAAGAATTACTAGCTAGGCGTCAAAGAGAAAAATACGCAGCAAACAAAGAAAGGTACAGGGAGTACTCTAGAAAATATTATGAAAACAAAAAAGAAATTATCGCCGAAGCAAGAAAAATACGCTCAGAACGTAGCTAAAGGCATGAGTAAAAAAGACGCTGCAGTTCAAGCAGGGTACAGCGAGAAAAACGCAAGCCGTGCTGGTTACGTTTTAGATTCTAAAGCTAACCCGTTAGTCAAAGAACGCATAGGTGCACTACAAGAAAAAGCAGCGAAAAAAGTAGAACTAGATTTAAGCACTCATCTTACTGACCTAAAAGATATAAGAGAAGGAGCTATGCGTAATGGTGCGTGGTCTGCTGCGGTTACTGCGGAAGTGGCTAGGGGTAAAGCAGCAGGACTTTACGTCAACCGTAGTGAGTTAACAGTAAATAGAGTAGACTCTATGTCAAAAGAAGAAGTACTTCAACGTATGCAACAACTTTACGATGATACTGGCGGTATACTACCGACTTACAAAATAATAGAAGGAGAAGCAGAAGTTGAAGGATAAATGGCACGGTGGTAAAGGCAGTAAAAGAAGACCAGAAAATAAAGACAAATATGATATAGCTTGGGAAAAAATATTTGGAGAGAAAAGGAAAAAAGAACCGCACATCAATGAGTTAAAAAATAAGTGACTAGTCATATAAGAGTCTGGATCACTAGTTTTACTGTGACTGATGAAAACAATGAAAGAAAAACTTTTAGTGGACCGTACATATTTGCTTTTAACTATAAAGAAGCCAAACTAGAAGCTGATTTATTAAGTGAAACAGCGGTATCTATTAATAAAGAAATAAAAATAGAAATAGTTGGTGAGTTAAATGAAGAAACGCAGTTACCCATACTGCACTAAGGAGTATTGAATGGATAGGTCAAAACCTTACAGAATTAAAAATACTATGTTAGCTATACAATCAGACTGGATGATTGATAAAACTACGTTAGCTATGATACAGGACGCTGAACCTGATATTATAAAATTTCACTCAGGCGACGGTACTCAAAAACTAGATATACCGTTACAAGAATATATAAAACAAGAACTGCCTGACGTCTACTCCGTGCCTTTATTTACGGAAGACTTCTGTGATATGATGCTTGATGAAATAAAAAACATGGAGCTGTATTTAGGGTTTAAAGAAAATGATGACGAGGACGAGTTAAGACAAATACCTGAAATAACTCTACAAGATAATATACCGCAACTAGCCTCTAACTTACATAGCGTAGCCCTTAACCATATGAATCCTTTATTTACCGCAGTGTGGCAACGTTACAGCCTTAAATATAATTCTATACAGTTAGCTAACTATAATCTAGCTAAAAGAGAGCAGGGTGAGTGGCATCATGACGCTAGTGCTGATATATCGGTAGTAGTGCCTTTAAATACTGGTGACTATGAAGGCGGAGGTACTGAGTTTCATGGTAGGGGTATAGTACCACCATTACCACGAGGGCATGCTTTATTTTTCCCTAGTTTTACTCACATGCACCGTGGACTAAAAGTAGGCAAAGGTGATAGATATCTATTAGTGTTTTGGTTACTAGGTGCATACGACTAAGCTTTACTATGTTAGGGATGTAAGTTTTAATAAGTATTAATAGTTATAAGGAATAATAATGAAAGACAGACCCAAGCTAACCTTAGTTAGCGACAACCCAAACATGAAGACATACTACGTACCACTAACACGTATAGAAGTTGATATATATCCAGTAATAGCGGATAGCTATGAGCAAGCAATATACAAAGCTAACTCAGGTAAAATGCAACCCATAGTTAAAAAAATAACGCTAGATGAGTCCCATACGAATGACGCATACCTAAGCTCGGTAGTGCCTACTGAAACTTTATTCGCTAGGCAAATAGACCATTTTGACCTAGATATAAAAGATTTTGAGTATCCTATACCTTCAAAAGGATCCTAGTTATATTAGTTTTATATATTTTATAGGAGTAAAAATATGGATATAGAACTTAGAAAAGATATAGTTAGTAGTCTTAATTTAATAAAAAAGATTGTTAATAAAAACTTAGATACTGAAGATAATGCTAAAGAAGGCTTATCTACATACATGGCTTT